GCGTTACCACTCGTTTTCAAGAAATCAAAGGGCGTCTGTGATGGCCCGGAGATCCTCCAGGCTGACGTCCTGATAATAGCGCAGCTGCTCGCCGGAGGCATGGCCGATCAGCTCGATCTTATCCTTCTCAGATCCCGCCACACGTTTCATCAGCGTGGAGAACGTGTGCCGGCAGCTGTGCGGGGTGTATTTGTGGCGCTGCACGCCGCCTCCTACGGTGACCATGGGATTATCTATCCCTGCGGCCTCCAGGACCTTGTAGAAAACGTCGTCCGTCCAATCCCTCAGTTTATACGGCTTGCCGTCCGGATCGCGGATGAGAGCTCCTGTGGCGCCCTGGGTGGCTGCTGTGACGTACTTCTGGATCTTCGGGCTGACGGTCACCGTGCGGCCCTTGCCGGCTGCCGTTTTGGCTCCGGCCACAAAGCACTTGTTTTTTGCGTCGTAGTCCTCCACCTGCAGGTCCAGGAATTCGGACGGCCTGTATCCCAAGTAGATCAGCATGTACACCTGCTCCGCGCCTGGTGTCTTGCCGATCTGCTTTTTTATTGCCTTGATCTGGTCGTCGGTGAAGCTGACCCGGTGGGCAGCCTTGTCACCGCCCACGATCAGGAAGGGCCCCAGGTTTAGATTGTCGGGGATGATCTTCCTCGGGATCCCGTACTTGTACATAAGCCCCGCCAGGGCCTTCATGTTCTCCTGTGTGCGTTTTCCTCGCCCGCAGGTATCCAGGCACTCCTGCAGGTCGTCCACGTCCACGTCGGCGATCCTGAGCCCCCAGACGGGTGCAAAATGCTTGATCGCCGCATGGTAGCAGCCCATGGTGTCCTCACCGGCGCGATGGGTGGGCTCCCAGGCGTCGTACAGTTCCTTGAAGGTGGTGGAGCGCTTGACCTCTTTCCGCGGATCCTCCAGCAGCTTCGGCAGGGCCTTGACCGCGTCGGTCTTTTTGGCAAAGACCTGAGAGCGCGTCCTGCGCCGTCTCTTGCCGTTTTCGTCGGTGTAGTATCCGAGGATCACCACCGCCTTAAACTTGCCGCCTGGCAGCTCGTAGACGCAGCCCTGGCCATTGCCGCGCTGCTTCGGCCGCTGCTGCCGCACGACAGGCCGCCCGCACGCCGGGCAGAACGCCGCGCCCTCTGGAAGGGGTGCGGCGCATTTTTTGCATCTGTCGTCCATGACCGACACCTCACGAGTACGCGATCCGGACAGAGATCCGGACCGGGGCCTCGGTTTTAACGACGTCGCCCTTTGCGGATATGACTTTATACTCCCCGCCCTCAGCCTTTGCTGTGATGTATTTGATGCTGTTGCCGGAGAGGATCCGCTTTACATGCTCCTGGTCCTCTCTGGAAATATAGCCGACATGCTCACCGGCCAGGAACACCATCAAGGCATTTTTGTCATAAATGCCCTTTTCATCCGGAAGGATCCGGACCGGCTTTGTGGGGTAGGTATAGTGCAGCACCGGCTGGCCGGCTTTGCCTTCGGCCACCAGCGTCTTGGCGGCCTTCCGCCAGTCTGGATTTGCAATAGCGATCCGCTTGATGCTGCTCGGATGGTAATGGACGCCCACAACGGTGAAATCCTCTTTTACCAGTTTTCCGCCGGTTTCAATCGGCTGGATCTCCGGGGCCTTGCCGCGTTTGAGTAAATCTAACAGTCCCATAGTGTCCTCCTTATTCGTAAATCGGCGCCGGCAGCCGGTGATCCAGGAGGACCTTGCCGAAGCACACGACGGTGCTGGTGCTTCCCTTCGGGATCTGCCTGTTGGCGTCCTCGCGCTTGGGATTGGCAGACAGCAGGTGCAGCGTGCCGCCGTAGTCCACGCACCACTGCTTGATCAGGGCGTCGCCGTCTACATAAAAGATCCCGACGTCAAACTCCTGCAGGGAGGCCCCGCGCTTGACATAAGCCAGGCTGCCGTCTGGGATGTACGGTTCCATGCTGTCGCCCCGGACCGTGATGCAGAAATCCGCACCGGCCGGAGCGCCATCCGGCAGCGGGATGTCCTCGTAGTCCTCGCCCTCGATCGGGGAGGCATAACCGGCGGCAGCGGGGACCAGGTAATGGCGGATCATCTGGATCGGCACGATCTCCGCCTGCTTCTCGATGTTCATACAGCGCTTGTACTCCGCGCCCAGGACCAGATCCACGAGCTCCCGCCCGTGGTCGTCCAGGGCGTTATATTTTTTCTGCAGATCGGTGAGCTCGTCCTGCACAAATTCCGGGCCGAAAAAATCAGCTACCGAAATTCCTAAATAATTGAGAATTTTTAAGAGGCGACTTACTTTAAGGTCGCTGATTTTTTTAGGGTTTAGAAAACCGTTCCCAAATCCTAAATCCTGCTCAAGCCGAGAAATAGGCACATCTAATTTCTGACAAATATCGCGTATGCGCTCCACGATGTTCATATCTTCGTCCAAGCACTCGCCTCCCCATTTTAGAAATTTAGGAAAATTTCGCAATAGGGTATTGACATTTAGGATTTTTCCTATATAATAAGCCACAGTTAGAAAAACTCCTAAACGAAAGAAACCCTATATTGATTTGTTGGCGCTTTTCATTATAGAGAATTTTCTAAGTTTGTCAAGAGTTTTTCCTAAATTGTAACAAATGGGAGGTGATAACTTGATTCTTGATAAAATTGTCAGCCTTTGCAAAGAGCGTGGCATTTCAATCGCAAAACTGGAGGCGGATTGTAATTTTGGCAACGCCACGATCCGAAGCTGGGGGAAATCGGACCCCGGCGCTCAAAAACTCAAAAAAGTGGCCGATTATTTTGGCGTGACCGTCGACGAACTGCTGAGAGAGGAGGCCAAAGCATGAGCGAGGAAAAAGCGTATGTCTACGCGATCCAGCACAGCAAAACCGGGAAGATTTATGTGGGCTGCACAAAGAACGTCGAACGCCGGATCTGTGAGCATGTGAAGATGCTCTTAAGAGGCAACCACCCAAACGAGCGGATGCAAGCCGATTACAACGAGTACGGCGGCGAGTATTTCTATTTTGTGCTTTTCGGTGCTTACGCCGCATATGACGCATTTTTGGCTGAGCGGCTATTTATGAGCCTCCTCGGGACGCGAGACCTGGAAAAGGGGTACAACTCCACCGACAACTCAAAAGAGTTTGCCCTATCGAATTATCGACGCAAGAAAGCCATCAAACTGCTTTTATCCGAAGGAAAGGAGGCAAAACCATGAGCACGATCTGGGATAAGATCGGCCGCAACGTCAACGCCGAAGGCACGACGACCACCTATCAGCTCCGCGGCACCCAGCTAATCGTCCAGAGCCGCAAGCGGCATATCCCGCACGCCAACGGCAGCGGCACCTGGGATCACACCAGCTTTTTTGTTCTGGACAACGGCGTCGAGGTCGCGGAGAAGTGGCGGCTGCAGGACGCCAAAGAGTACGCAGAGAGGAGAGCAAGCCATGCAGCGATTGACCCTTGAGGAGATCAAGGCCCTGGACACCGAGGTCCTCACCTGCGCCCAGGTGGCCCCGCTGCTGCAGGCCGATCCCAACACGATCAGAGGCCAGGCGCAGGACCGGCCGGAGATGCTGGGCTTCCCGGTCATTGTCGCCGGCAGGCGCGTCAAGATCCCGCGCGCAGCCTTTATCAAGTTCATGCGGGGAGAATAAAAAGAGGCCGCACCCTGCGGCAACAGGGTAACGGCCAAGGAATAAGAGACAAGGAGAATATAACACAAAATGGCTAAGAAAACAACTGAAATTATTGAAATCCGTCCCATCCAGATCCGCAAGGCCACCATCCACATTGTGGGTGATACGCCGCTGATTATGCATGCATGGTCTGAGAAGGCCAAGCGTGAAATGCTGGAGAAGCAGATGAAGGTCACGAAGACCAAGGCCAAGGACGCAAAGAACCCGGTCGAGGATTTCATCCGTTCCATGTACTGGCTCACACCGATGCCCACGGACATGACGGAAGACGGATTCCACGCCGCGATTGACAACGGTGCGCGGTTTGGTTTCCCTGTGACCGCTTTCAAGCAGGCCGCTATCTCCGCAGCTTACCGCATGGGCTGGGCAAAAGACAAAATGTCCATGCGCGGCGCTTTCTTCATTGACGGCGATGAAAACCAGATGCTTGAGATCAAGAGCGATGCGCCCATCATGCGCGAGGACATGGTAAAGGTCGGCATGGGAACCGCTGATATTCGCTATCGCGGCGAGTTTCGCAACTGGAGCGCAGAAATTAACATTTCGTTCAACGAGAACGGTCAGTACAGCCTTGAACAGATTATCAACATCATCAACGCAGGCGGTTAT